TCTGCTCGACCGGAGAAGTGAGATCCACCGGCTTGGGGGCTGATCCTCCAGAAGGCAGGATGCTGCTTTCCGGACGCTCGCCTCGGGCATATACCGGGCGTGTCATCAGGTAGTCCATGATCCCTGCGTAAGGACTGCTAGCTGGTTGAGGAGCGGCGGCACGACCGCGCTCAACTAAACCGGCATAGGTGTCCATGGGATCGTAAGGACGAAGGAGACTGCCAGCCCCGCCAGCACCGGGCGCGGGGATTGAGGAAACTGGGCGGGGCGGCAGTCGAACCGGGGGAGAAGGGGGAATGCCGCCAAAGGGCGGCGGTTCGTCACGGTCGTCGATGCCGTTCCGATTGTTGTCAATAAAGTCCGCCGTCCGAATCATCCCCCCAGAGGGAAATGACGGCATTTGCGGGCTTTTCGTTATGCGGGTGAAAAGATCTGACAAGCCATTTGTTGGCGCAGCAAATTGGTCAAGGGGCTGCGTCATCATGTCATTGATTCTTGGATCAAATAACTGGCTCATCGCATCACCACTGTTTACATGACCAGTACCGAGGAGTCAGCTTGTCCTTCGCCGTGTCACAGGAGTGGCGGGCTCGGAAGTTGGCTCGTCGTTCTGGAATATTCTTTTTGATCCGCATGTCCGGATCCCCAAAGCGGACCAGTTTGACCTGATCCCCTTGCCGAGCTAAAACCGCGAACTTCTTATTCGCGTCTGGCGTGCGCTTCGGTTTGTTGAAGCCAGCGAACGTCTCCCCTCGGTAGGAGAGACGCCCGCCTTCGGTCTTCTTCACGTCCTTGCTCGTTGCCATCAGTACGTCTTGATGAGATCAAGAATGACGGTGTAAGCATCCCCGGTTGCGGCGTTGAGAGTGGTGAACTTGATGTCCCCCGTCTTGCCCGTCGCCGAATTGTTGGGGATCGCCGTGAAGGACGAATAATCGTGATGACCGTTTGAGTTCTCGCTCAGAATGATGGCTGGCGTATCGACGGTGGCATCGAAAAGGATCTCGACGCCCATGCCAACGCACTGCCACCAGATCTGGTGAATCGCAACCTCGGTGCATGCCTCGCCCCGACTATTCGCAGTCAGGGCGGAGACATCGACCTTGGTCACGGCGCTTTCGCCAGTCCCATCCGAGACGTTCGTGAACTTCATTACCGCTCGACGTTCACCGTCTTGGATGGTCTGCGTGGTGACCGCATCAGCCATGCTTTACCTCCTTACGAGAGGTTCCGGTTTTGCAGATACAGCACCGTCACCGTGGCAGCACCGGCAGTTGCAGCCGTGCCAGTCTGATTGTAGGTGACCGTCACGTCGACATCAGAGGTGCCAATGTCGATCAGGTTGCCGATCTGCGACACGTCAGAGGTGGCCAGCACGCGGGCCTGGGAGCCAGCAGCCAGATCGTCAGCGTACAAATTGGCCGTGGAGCCATCACCGATGTCGAAGGTGTTGGTCGTGCCAGCGTCGAAAGCGGTGGTTACGTCGACGGTGATCTGGAAGATCTGGCTGTTAGCAGGCAGCGTTGCAACCACAGTGGTGCTGCCGTCTGCGCCAAAAACGACGTTGCCGCTTTGAGCCATGAGGACGAAACCAACGTTCGCCTTGTCTTCACCAACGGTGGTGCCGGTGGTGTGCTTGATCGTGCCAGCCTTGATGGGGCCAGAGAAGGTCGTGGTAGCCATGGGGAATCTCCTGTCGTGGCCAGTGTCAGACGCGGGAGGCGCCTGTCAGGGATCAAGCTCTTTTATACGCTTATTCTCCCCAAATAAAAAGGGCGCCCGAAGGCGCCCTTGATCTCTCAGAGAGAGGAGGTGCTTACGCACCCTGAGAGCCGTAGATGCCTCGGAAGTCGGACCAACCGAAGCTGTAGCGCTCGCGGGCGCGGAAACGCATGTTGCCGGTGTTGAAGTCGGCGTCCATGCTGGTTTCCATCGGGGTGCGCTGGAACATCTTCAGACCTTCACCCATCTCAGTCACGCTGGTCAGGATGAAGAACGCATCGGGATCCGTGAGGTAATGGTTCACGGTGTAACCACCGGGAAGCACACCCGTGTTCCGGATTGCGTTGATGTCGTTGTCAGCCGTGCCCGAACGCAAGGTGGACTCAAGGATTCGGTCAGCAACGAAGGTCAGCTGCGGCGGAACCACCAGCTTGGTTGCTTGGACAGAGATCGTGAGACCACGGTCATCGGTGAAGGTGGAGATGTCAATGAGAGCATCCTCAAGGGAGGTCTCGTTGAGATCCGCCATCGTCGTTGCACGGTTGGCCAGCGTGCCGCCACCAGCCAGCGGGTGAGAGGTGTTGATCAGAGACACACCGTCGCCGCCGGTATAGGAGGAGCTGAAGGCGTTGTTCAGAATGTCAGCGCCAAGCACTTCCTTGGTGTTGGCCATGGAGCGAGCCAGGGCCTTGGTGTAACGCTTGCCGAGAGAGTCATAGAGATTATCCTCAATCGCCTCAGAGGTGAGGGCGAAGGCGAGGGCAATCGTCTGGTGCGTATACCGAGCGGTATAGCTTTCAGAAGCGTTGTCGTAGGTTACCGACTGGCCTTCGCTCTTAACCGGAGCGGTGCCAAAGCCGGTGATCAGGACTTCCTCTTCGAAAGCACGCTGAGAATCTTCCATTGCGAAGATCTCCTCGTACTCACGAGAGTAGGAGTCATAGCTGAGACCAAAGAGGCTGTTGAGTCCAGGCTCCAGCTCTTTAGCCAGTTGGGCGCGTGAGATAGCCATTGACTAAGCCTCCTTATGCAAGACCGGCGGACTTCACGCCCATGATGTGGTTTTGAATCACCACCATCACGTTCGTGTTGGCCGTGGCCACGTCGTCGTTGTCGGGATCCTGCGAGATGTCGATTGCTTTGAGCGGGAGAGTCGTGGTGGTTGCACCAGTCGTCACGTCCAGCTCCATGTTGGAGCGGCCACTCTTCACGTCACCAGTGGTGGCGTTATCGACGATGTCGAAGTTTCCAAAGAGGTCAGCCACCGGGAAGGCAGCGTCGGCTTGGACTTCGAACACCACATTGGGATCGTCAATGACGAACGCAATGATGTCGGAAGCAGCAATCGAACCGGGATAGTAGTTCTTGAAAACCGTCTCGCCGGTCGTCGGGTCGGTGTATTGGCAACCATTGAACACGCCAACAACGGGAACCGTGCTGGAAGCGGCTGCGCGCTCCACACCACCGCCCGTCACTTGCTTGACGAGGTCACCTTGGAAGATCTTACCTGAGTACCCGCTTGCAATCCGGTAACGGCTTTGACCCCCAGAGAAGGGGGCGCCACCCATCATGCGAGCAGGACGCAGTCCAAAAGCAGCGTCTTTATTCGCCATGTTTATGGCCTCCTAAACGATTTAGTTTCGTCCAAAAGTCACTCGGGTGTCGCGCTGGGGATCATATTTAACGTAACGGCCATCAGCTCGGGTTTCGTTGAAGATGTTGTTGTCCAACGATTCCTTTGCCTGTTGGTTGCGGTTCTCGTAGTAAGCACGCCGCTCCTCGACCGTTTCGTTAGGAATCTTTGCCAGCAGCAGACCCTCGTTATAGATCACGCCTTCATGCCTGCCGTTGTCCATGGTGGGAAGTTGCCACTCCGGAGGAAGATCGGTGCCACGCACCAACTCCCAGCCTTCGCGCACACGGCGAGAAACGTTTGACCGATCCTCGCTTCCCAACATCGACTCCCGAATCCACCGATAGGTATAACCAGGGGGCGGAGGCGGGGTTTCCAGCTTACGCACTGGGCGCCACGGTTGTCTGCGAGCGTTTTTAGCGTGAGTCTCGGAATCACGCGATACGCGAACGTTCTTTTCAGTGGTCATTGTCAGATTGCCTCTCTAGCTGCGATTCGTTGTTTTTCCTGCGCCACCCTCTTTAACCAAGCCTCCTCGGAAAGATTGTGGGGCTTCAAACGCCGCAAACGCTCCAACTCCGACTTTGTGAAAGTCACGCCGCGCTTATTCGGTGTTTTTTGTCGACTGCCAACGGCAGCGGAGGCAACCCTTTGCACCTTGGGTTTATCCTCACCTTGCTCGACATTCCGAACCGGAGTCGCCTCCGATTGGAAACTAGGATAGGCGCGATAAACACGCTTGTCCAATTCTTGATAGTACTCGTCTGAGTCGGCTTCGTAACCCTCATTCAACAAATTGAAGTGGGTGAAGTAAGCCAGCTGAGTTGCCGCCAAGGAGTCCGGATCCTCGGTATTCCCATACCAGGGATTGCGCTCATGCCAAGAAAGCGCCTCATTGGTGGGCTTGATCTCTTCCTGCGCAGGCTGCTCTTGATATTGCTGGGGCGCAGCCTGTCGATATTGCTGATACTGCTCCTGGGGAGTCGCCTCTGCGGGGGGAGCCTGCCGCGACTTGGCTACGCGCAGCTTCTCCTTCTGGATCGCGATCTCATTCTTGAGCGTGTCAGCCTTGCTCATGAGATCCGCGTCACCAGACTTCACCGCCTTGCGATAAATCTCGTCGACCTGCTGCTCTTTGGCTTGCAGAGATTCCTCTTCCTTGTCGAGCATGGCGCGCTGGTAGTGAACCGTCTGCTGCCGATACTGGCTCAGCTCCTGCTCTTTCTGCATCGCAATAGCTTCAAGGCGAGCAGCCCGCTCCTCGGCCTCCCGGCTCTTTGCGTTCAGCTTGTTGATGCGACGGCTGACCTGCTTGGTGTAGCGCTCCAGCTCGTCCTCAGAAGACGCCTTAGACTCCTCACCCTCCGGCGGATCGTCGGTGACGTTGATCTCAAAATCTTCAGGTTCTGAATTTAGGTTTTCAACGCTCATCGGAAACTCACTATGTCATCGGGGTTTAGGATGGTGCCAATGACCTCATCATCATTGATGATCCGCACCTCGGCTCCATCTTCCAGCTTGAACCGGGCACCGGAATAGCGACCAATCAAGACCCAATCTCCTTGCTTACACCAAGGCTTGTGTCCGAACTTGGCCGTCTCCGCATAGCACAAAGGCCCCATCTTCACGACGTAAGCCACAACCGTGGCCAACGCCTCGCGATCTAGTGTGTCCTTGGTCAGGTGAATCCCGCCTTTGGTGGTTCCCTTCCCCGCGTAGGGCAGCACTAGCATGCGCCAGCCGCTAGGGCTGGGCATCCTTTCCAGAGCACTCTTCTCCAGTAGTGTAGGATCTAAAACCCTATCCTCTGCTGAAACGTAAGCACTCTCAACCGTTAGCTCACTCACCGCGCCTCCTTCATGTGGTTGATGATCTCCTCTTCAACCAAGTCTAGCGCACGAAGCTCGCCTTGCAAATATTTATACGTTTCCATATCTTTCAAGTTGCCTGCCATAAGCAGGTTGGAGATATAGGCACGCCTCTCGTCAATCAACTGACGCAACTTCCCCGCTAAGTCGAAGTGCTCCATCACATTTCCAGATCGTGATGATCCAAGCCCTTCGTAGCTGCGCCGGTTCCGCGAGTCTTAACCACCAACACCTTGGTCTTGGCAGCACCGCGACCCTTCACCTCGCCGCCCTTCTTGTAGCTGCGGGCTTCTTCCATGGCGATGGCCACGGCTTGCTTCTGCGGCTTTCCTTCTTTACGAAGCATCGAAATGTTCTCCGAGATCGTCTCTTGGCTCTTGCCTTTCTTCAGCGGCATGGTCCGCCTCCTTCTTAGGTGCCGCCTTACGACGGCGGCGCTTGGGTTTAACCGGCGCGGCCTCTTCGACTAGCGCCTCCTTTTCCGGTTCAGTCAAAACCACTGCAGCGGGCTCAACGCCTGCAATGCGGGCCAGCTTTGCTTCAAGGCGCTCAAGGTAAGCCTGATGCTTCTTGGCTTTCTCTTCGGCGGCGCGTTCAAACTCTTTCTGCTCCGATTCCCGAAGCAAGGCTTTCTCTTTACGAAGGAGCGCTCGACGCTCCAGTTGCATTGAGCTAGGCAAAGTTACCTCCAAATTTCGCTTGCAGCTCCAGCAGCTTCAACCGGGCTTGCTGCTCCAGCCGGTCACGGGAGATCTGCGTCTTGTCATCGGCATTCTCGGAATTGAGCCGTAGCCGCTCGCGAGCCAGCTCATTCTCCAGCAGCTTCTCCTGCGTGCGCTGATCTTGCTTGGCGACAAACTGAGCATTGTCAGCCTCAAGCTCACGCTCGCGCAGCTCAGTTTCCTTTTCGCGGATCCGAACCAGCGGATCTTCCTGCGAGCCCTGGCCAATGCTGAGCATCAGCTCCTGCGTCATCTGGGCAAGGATCGGCGAAGAGAACTGCTCAATCATCATCTGCATCTGGCTTTGCATCTGCATCATCTGATCGGGCGGGATCTGCCCAGCCTGAGCCATGAGCTGATCGATCTGCTGCTGCATCTCAGGCGGCAGCTGCTCCTGCGCCATCTGACCAGCCAAGAACTGCAGGTGCTGCATCATGTGGCTGATGATGAGCGACTGCAGCTGCGGGTTCTCCTTGACCACCTGGGTCAGGAACAGCTGCCGGTGCGCCTCAATGTGAGCGCGGTGGTTCTGCTGCTCAAAGGCTTGGGCAGGCTGGCCAATCAGCAGCCCCGCGTTCTCCAAACCAGCGTCCACCGGCATGGGTGGCTGCGGTTGGGGCGGGGGCTGAAGCAGGGAGTCAACATCATCAACCCCAAGGGCTGCATACATGCGGCGATAGGCTTCATAGATCCCCTGGGGGCCATGGATCTGGGGATTCGATTGCACCAGCTGCATCAGCTCCTGAGCCATGGTGATGCGCTGGCTCTGGGAGAAGATGTTGGGATCCGAAACCGGGATCACGTCCACTCGGCCATCAAAGTCCGCTTGCATGACCTCGGAGGGACCGCTGCCGGTCTGGTAGGGATAAACCGGCGGCAAGTATTCGGCAAAGACGCGGGCCAGGGCTTGGAACTCTAGGCGCTGGCTGTAATGAAGGCGCTTGTGGATTGCCGACATCACCTTGGTGCCGCGCTCAAGAAGCGCAACGGTCGTGCCCACGGGCATCGCTTGGTTCATGTCGCCGACGTTTGTGTCGGCAATGCTGGCAAAGCGCTTACCAGAATCCACAAGCAAACCAAGGAGTTGCATGAGAACGTTCGACGGCTCCTTAATTGGGAGCGGGATCATGTTCTCTTTCAGCGAACCGCCAGTGGTGTCGATGTCGCGGAACTCGCCGGGCTTGATGGGCGTCTTGTCGTCCAAGATCCGCATGCCTCGGGCCTTGAAGCCAGAGGGCAGGTTGGCGAGCGTACCGGCATCAATGAGCTGGCGGAGGATGGAAGTCGATGCCTTGGCAAGGCTTCCAATCATGTGCGAAAGGCCGAGGCCATAGAAGCCGAGGCCGGGAAGGAACTTGAACTGCACAAAATAGTTGATCTTGCGCTTGCCGGGATCGGCTTCGTTCCAGTTGCGGCGGATCGAAAGCACCTGCTGCGATCCCTCATCAATGGTGATGATGTAAGGCAGCTTCAGCCCCGTGGGCTCACCGTCTTCCCCCTTATCTTCAAAGCCGGGAAGATCCAAGATCGTATGCACCTCAAAGACCGTATGGTCTCGGCGCTCGCGGTAGCTGGGGGACTGACCCTCAATCTCGTCAATCTGCTCTTGGATGTCGTCGCTGTGGTAGGCGCCCCCA